TCGTTCATCAACACTAGTCGAAATTTATAGATTTAATAGTAGTAGCCGAACATGGACACTACCTCTAGGCAGCATTATTGATGGTAGTGCTATTGATCAATATTTTGGATGGAATATAAAATTATCAAGTGATGGAAACACTATTGTAATTGGTGGTATTGGAGCTGGCGCCTCCGCCGGCAACACCACCAACGGAATAGGAACTGTTAGTGTTTTTAAATATAATGGAACTTCATGGTCTCAATTAGGACAAACAATTTCTGGTTCAGCTGTTAGTGACTTATTTGGTAAATGGGTACAAATATCTAATGATGGAACAATAATTTCAGCAGGTGGAGATATTACTTGTGTAAGAGTATATAAACTATATTTAAATACTTGGACCCAGCTAGGACAAGTGCTTAATGGAACTGGAGTAGCTCCAAATTTGGGACTTCCAATGCATGCCCTTTCAGGTGATGGAACAACCTTAGTTCAAATAATAAATAAATCAGGTGGTAATTTGTCACGTGTTTATGGAATGGATAAATCTTTAACATTTACGCCATCAACTACTAGTAATATAAATACAACAATTAGTGGTGGCTTAATAGTAGGAGGCAGAGCATATTTGAAGTCACTTAATATATCTAATAGACATAACTTTGATGGCACTATTAATGGTTATAGTTCGCATTATCTTGCATCAACAGATATTAGTGCTTCTATAGTTGATTATTATAGCAATGTAGGTTATACTTATAATAGAGTTTTCAGAATTGATGCGCAAGGAAATGTAACAAATTATTCGGGTTCTTATACTGGAGTTAGTGATAGCAGATTAAAAGAAAATATAGTTAATTGCACTCCTAAATTAGAAAAATTGCTAAAAGTTAGAGTTGTTAATTATAATTTAAAGGGTCCAGATAAAACAAAATATATAGGGGTGGTTGCACAGGAATTAGAAGAACTTTTTCCAGAATTAATACATGAAGATGACACACTTGAGAGATTTAAATCAGTAAATTATAGTTATTTAACATTAATGTTAATAAAAGCATTTCAAGAGCAACAAGTATTAATAAATAATCTTAATGCTACGTTGAAATATTTAGAAAGTGAGCTATAAATAAACTAGAAAATAATACAATATAGAAAATAATACAATAGCACATTAGCTTTTTTGATAAAAAAATGACGTTAAAAACTATATAAAATATTATAGAGCTATATTAAATTAAATTAAATTGTATGCCTAACTATGAAAATTTTAATAGTAGCTCCAAGAGCTTTAGAATATTTTGCAATAGGCTAACCTCTAATGATATATGTAATAATTTAATATTAGAGTCTACTAATAAAAATATAGAATTAAAAATAACACCCAAAAAAAAAATAATATTTAATAATTCTGTGGTTCTTAATAAGGACGTTAATTTAAATAACAAGGCTCTAGCAGGATTAAGAACAATTTCGGCCGAAAGTTTATATATTAATACTGAAGTTTTGAATAGTGCTATAAATAAAATTAATAAATCAATGTTTTATAATAATTCAATTTATAACAATACATTTGAAACTATTACAAATAATATACAAGATTTGAGTAATTCATTATTTAGCACAATCAACATAGTTAATAATAACTCTATTCTTGTTAATGTTAATATTACATTATCTTGTTGTTATTCTTTAAGTGAGCGAATAAGTGTGCAATTGTGGAGAGATAATAGCATGATTGTGCAAAGCACAAATTTAGGAACATTAAATGCTGCTGGCGCACAAGGCATTATAATACCTTATAGTCTAACGTATTTAGATACTAGTTTAAATGCTGGACTCAAGAAATATTATATAAAATATAACTTAGAAAACAATGATAGTTTGATTAGGCAAGGTATTATAAATTTACAAACGGGTTCTAGTAATATTATATTAACAGAAATAGAAATAGAAAATGCGTCTAATTATTATAATAAATTCCTATTTACTGATTCAAGCTATACAACAACAAGTTATGAAACACAAGATTTGAGTGGTGTGTTATATAATATTATAGAAGTAGCCAATAGCAACGTTCAAATTGATATAAATGTTAACTTATATTGTTGTTATAGTTTTAATGAGCGATTAACTATTGAAGTGTGGAGAGATAGTAGTATGATTTCACAGAGTAAAGAATTAGGAATAATAAATGCCACAGCCGGACTAACTATTCCATATACTTTCAACTATTTAGACACAAATTTAAGCAATGGACCTAAAAAATATTACTTAAAATATAAATTAGAAAAAGATCCTAGCTCCAATGCTAGCGTAAGTAATGAGCCTCAAGGTATTGTAAATATTAGTACGTCAAATTCAATAGGAACAAGTAACATATTACTTACAAATGTTCCTAAAAATAATAGTAATTTAACAATACTGAGAGCAAATAGTTTTTTAACCAGCACAAGTGATTTGCAAGATTTGAGTGCGCAATTATATAATAATATTGATATTGGCGTGCCATCGGCTGTGTTAGTAGATTTAAATTTCACTTTATTTGCTTGTTGTGCAGCAAATGAACGAATAACAATTCAGCTATGGAGAGATTTATTAATGGTAGGTGAAAATATAAATATAGGAACAACAAATGCTACAGGAGGAACATACATTAATTATAGGTTATATCTTTTAGATGAAGCAGTTAGTGGTGGATTAACTAAATATTATATAAAATATAAATTGGAAAGTAATTTAAGCGCACAACGTCAAGGAATTATAGATGTGCAAGGAAGTTACACTATTATAGAAGATTATAATCGGGGCATTACTTTATATTATAAAATATTGTCTTATGATGTTATGAACTATGCAAATGGGTATGTTAAAAATACAAATATTGGTTATAATCCAATAATAGCTGGTGATAAAGGCGCAGCCAGTGGGCGGCGCGGTGCCCATTTTACATATATTGATGTAAGCGGAGCAGACTCTAGTTTTAACAATTATCTTTATGTTAAAACAAATATAATTGTAAATAGTTCAGCTACTTTAAATAACTGTTTGAGCGTAAATGCAAATTCTTATGCTACTATGTTATCCCAGTTAAACCTTATAAATAACTATGTAAATAATTTAGTTAGTACTAGCGGAATCGAGTTTAGCAATAATAGTATAAGCACATTAGATTTGAGTGCTGGAAATATAAGTGTAAGTAATGAATTGTATGTGCTTAATAAATATAGTGCAAACGATTTAAACATAAGCGGACAATTATTTAACACTGTATTAAGAGTTCCAGACGAATTTACAATAGACCCATCTGGTTATAATAATGCTAGTGGAAGACTAATTATTAACGGTAATTTAATAGTGCAAGGAAACAAAAAAACAATTAGGTCTTCTATTGTTGATATTAGCTCTTATACGCTTAGAGTCGCCTCTAATTTAATAAATAAGGCTGATTTATTAAGTAACCCTGCTGGATTAGACGTTTCTAATGTTGCTTCGCTAAAATATGACGGAACAACATGGAATATTAGCGGAGGAAATTTGCTTATAAGCAATCAAAGCATAGGTTACGATGTTTCGCTCATTAATTTGCAAACTACTATTAGTAACTCACTAATAGCATCAAGATCAAAATACACTATTTCTTTTGGACTATTACAAACTAATCTGGATAGTTCGTTTAATAAATTGGTTTATTATACAAACAGTGATGTGGATAACTCATTTGTAAGGCTAAGTTCTGCATATACTGATTTTTCTAATTTGAAAAATAATATAGATTTAGTGTATGCTACAAAACAGGCATATTCTATAAGTGGACAATTTATTATTAATAATTATGTAACAAAATCTTATGTAGATGGGTCATTTGGTAGTCTAACTACTAAACTGAACTCGTTGGCATTAAAAAGAAATATAGATATTTCATTCAATGATTTAAGTGGTCGAATTATAAATTCGTTTGCTACTGCTGCTGCTAGTAATGTTGATATATCTACAATAACTATTGAAAATATAACAACACCTAGATTAACATTAACTTCTAATGTGTCAATTAGCGGCGAGTTAAGGGTTTTTGGCGACACCTCTTTAAATTCAATGGCTATATCTAGTAATTTTAATTTTAGTAGTAATGGTTATAGTTCGGTTTATTTTAATTCTTCTAGTCCAACAGCTAGAATGGAGGAATATTTTAGCAAATTTAATAATTACGGAATATCAGTATTGTATATTAGTGCTGATGGAAGTTTTTATAATTTGAATAATAGTCGAGGTTCATTAAGTGATAGCAGATTAAAAGAAAATATAGTTGACGCTAGTCCCAAATTAGAAGATTTATTAAAAGTTAGAATTGTTGATTATAATTTAAAGAATAACTCAAGTAAAAAATACATAGGTGTTTTGGCGCAAGAATTAGAAGAGCTATTTCCAGCATTAGTGGAAACAGAAAGTCTAAGTGCGCGCGACATTGATAACGGTAAAACAACAAAATATAAATCTGTTAAATATAGCTGTTTTAATGTTATGTTAATTAAAGCACTACAAGAAGAGCAACAAATTATTAATAATCTTACTTTGAGATTAGAGAGATTAAAGGCAAAAAAGGAAAATAGCAAAGGAAAATAACAAAGGAAAATAAAAGAAATAAAAGAAATAAAAGAAAATAATTTATAACTTGAATAACAATGCCTTACAAATCTCTCAAATAAATTAATGCTATTAAATAATTTTTATGTAATAGATTTTAAAATATAATATAATTTAACTATATTAAATTATATACTATGAGTGTTGATTTTAATGTAAATCAAATTCCTTATCGTTTTTTTGGTGATAAGCTTATATCTACTGATAAAAGTAATAATTTAATAATTGAATCGTCTTCTAATAATATAGAACTAAAGTCTAACACTAAGAACTTTATTTTTAATAATAATATTATTTTTAATTATGGTCTTAATTTGAACGACATAGATTTATCAAATATACGTTCTATTACTGCAAAAACATTGAACACTAATACACTATTTTTAAGAAATAAAGAACGCAGTCAAACTAGTATTGAAGACACCGAGAGTATTGAAAATGGATATATTAGAGCCACAACTATTGGTAATACTATTAGTGGAAGTAGCAATGCTTATTTTACATATATTAATGTAAGTGGAGGCGACTCAAGTTTTAATAATTCAGTATACATAAAAGACAAATTGACTGTAAATGGAACAACGAGTATAAGCAATGATTTAATTGTAAATGGAAAAAGTTTTGTAACTTTATATAATGCTATAAATAATTATATAGTTAACAATAGTCAACAGTTAGTTAGTGCTAAAATAACAACTAATGATTTGAGTGCAACAAACATTTCTATAAGTAATGATCTAGTTGTAGTCAAGACCTCTTTTATAAATGACCTGACTATTAGCGGACAAATGCTTAATAATGTGTTAAAAGTGCCGGCATTATTTACTATTGACCCGTCTGGTCATGGCAATCCTAGCGGAACATTAATTATTAATGGTGACCTAATGGTTTATGGAAACAATACAATTATTGCCTCATCTAATATTGAAATAAGCGATGTAGCTATAAGTGTTGCCACCAATTTAAATAATAAGAACGATTTATCAGGCAACAGCGCAGGATTAGACATTTCTAATGTTGCGTCATTAAAATATAATGGAACATTATGGAACTTTAGCGGCGGACAAGTAAGTGTTGAAAATAAACGTGTGGCTCTGGATGTGTCATTTATAGAATTTAGAAGCTTTAGTGAAGCATCTCTCGCTAGTCTAAATAGTGATATTGATTTGTCATTTGGCCAACTAAAAAACAATATTGATAATTCTTATAATGCTATTTATAGTCGTCGTCAAATAGACAATTCATTTTTATTGATAACTACTTTTGATCTTTCAAAACAATCTTTTGCATCTAGTATAGACAATTCATATGTTACTAAATTAGCATTTGATGGATCATTCAGCACTCTAAAAACATATTTAGATGCATCTTATATAATAAAAAGCACATCTACTAATCTAAATATAATTGATAATTCATTAATTTTACTAAATAACAGATTGGATTTTTCGTATGTTTCAAATAGTGTTTTTGAAGGTTCATTTAATAATTTAAAAAATCAAATAGATAATTCATTTGCTAGTATTACTATAACTAGTTTAAATACTTCATCTATTAGTGTTGAAACCATTAATACAAAACATCATAGTCAAAGATTTAACAATATTTCATGGAACCAGTTTGGGCTAGATTTAAGTAGTGGTCTTTCATTAAGTAATAACAATAATAAAACAGCTATTTCAAATGATGGAAAAGTGGTTGCGTATTCTTTAAATGATAATTTAAGTATACAAGAACTAGAGCAAGTTGTTACAACTTGGACACCAAGCTTAACAGCACCTACATGGAGTACGTTATCGCAATTTCATTGGTCTGCTGTTTCATGGTCGCCTTATTTAAGATTATTTACTAGTTTGTCGTCTGGTACTGATGGCGCAACGCAGTCTCGTTCCATGTGGTCTACTGATGCACAGTTTTGGAATCCATCAGAGGGCGTGGATTATAATAATACTCTATTTACAAGTATTTGTTGGTCTCAAGAAAAGTATATGTTTGTTGCGGTTGGTAATAGTGGAGATCGTCGATTAGCGTATTCTTATAATGGAAAAAAATGGTTTCAATGGTATAATCAAGCAATAATCCCATTACCTCTTAACAGTTGGTCTAGTATATGCTGGTCTAAAGAACTAGGAATATTTGTTGCTGTAGCTGATGATGGCGGAACAAATAGAGTAGCAACAGGCGGAGCAACAGGAGGAGCAACAGGAATAGAAGATTGGTCATCATATGTTCCTGTTTCAGAAAATAATAGATGGACTAGTGTTTGTTGGTCGGCAGAACTAAGAAGATTTGTTGCTGTTGCTAGAGAGGGTACTAATAGAGTAATGACTTCAATAACAGGATATAGTTGGTCTTTAGTGTCTGTTTCAACACCTAGTACTTGGTCTAGTGTTTGTTGGTCTAAAGAGCTGGAATTATTTGTTGCTGTTGCCACATCAGGAAGTTTGAATGTAATGACTTCTAATAATGGAACAAATTGGAATGCTATATCATCAGGAATAGATAGTAGTTGGAATAGTGTATGTTGGTCTGGAGAACTAGGAGTATTTGTTGCTGTCGCTGGAAATGGAATAAATAGAGTAATGAGTTCAATTAATGGAATAAATTGGAGAGCAGGAATAGCAGCACAAGCAAATAACTGGAGAAGCATTTGTTGGTCTCCCGAACTTGGACTATTTGTTGCTGTATCAACAAATGGAACTAATAGAGTAATGACTTCTTCACTCACTACAGCACGAGCTGGAAGTGTGTATGTTTATGAATTGAGTTATAATAATTGGAACAGATTAGGCAATAACACAATTGTTGGACTTTCAGGAGATCAATTGGGATATAGTTTGGCGTTATCATCTAATGGACGAATAGTTGCAGCAAGTTCATTATATAAGGATGCTAGCGCAGGACAAGTTAGAATATATGAGCTAAGTAATAATAGTACATGGATACAAAAAGGATCTAATATTAATGGACAAAGACCTGGTAGTGAAAGTGGATATAGCATAAGTTTAGCAGGAAGTGGAAATAGTATTGCTATTGGCGCATGGAAAGACAATTCAAATGGAACTAATGCTGGTGCAGTTAGAGTATATGACTTTAGTGCTAGCATAAATGATTGGAGACAAAAAGGCCAAACTATTAATGGAGTTACTGGGTCTTTTGAAGGTTATTCAACTGCTTTATCATTGGACGGACAAACGCTTGCTAGTAGTAGTATTGCTAGCATTGCTAGTGGAGGCATTGTGTATAGTTACAATGAATACATTATACATAGATTTGATACTAGCGGGACTTTTATTCCTAAATTCAATGGACCTGTTGAGGTATTATTAGTTGGTGGTGGTGGTAGTGGTGGTCGAAGTATTGGTGGTGGAGGTGGTGGAGGTGGTGTTATTTGGATACCTGTTGTAAATATAATAGCTAACACAAGCTATCCCGTTGTTGTTGGATCCGGTGGAGCATTAGGAACCAATGGCGAATCGAGTAGTGTTTTTGGTGCAACAGCAGCAGGCGGTGGTAGTAGTGGGGAGTGGGCAAGAGGTTCTGGATTAGCAGGTGGATCTGGGGGTGGTGCAGCAGCGGAGGACCCCCTCAATCGTGGTGGAGATAGTTCTGGTAATAGTCTAGGTATGATTAATGGGGTTAACAATATTGGGACTATATACGGAAATCGTGGAGGACATATGACAACCGCTCGCAGTGATGTTCCAACAAGAGCAGCCGGTGGTGGTGGAGCTGGAGGACAAGGACTAGATACAAACACGAATATTATAGGTAATGTTGATAATATTATAGGTAATACAGGTCAAACTGGTGCTGGTTCAGGTGGAATAGGTATAGTCAATTCTATTCTTGGACCAAGTTATTATTGGGGTGGTGGTGGCGGTGGTGGTGCTCATGATAATCAACTTGGTGGTTGGGGTGGTCTTGGTGGTGGTGGGGGTGGTTCTGGTGGTAATGGTGGTGGAGCAGGTGGTGGTTCAGCACTCAATATTGGCATAAGTGGTGAATTTGGTGCCGGTAACGGTGGAACCAATACTGGTGGGGGCGGTGGTGGTGGAAGTCTTTTTAGTCCAGGTGGAAGAGGTGGTTCCGGTATAGTAGTAATCCGCTATAAGAAATCTGATGTCAAAATATTTGCTTGGTCGGGGACAACTTGGGAAGATAAAGGTTTTATTCGAGGACCTGATATAAGCAATTCATATTTTGGAATATCTATAAAATTATCTGCTAATGGAAATACTATTGTTGTTGGAGCACCTGGTGCACCTGGATATACTGAGTATCGAATAACTCCTATTTATGAATATAATTCGTCTCTAATGACATGGCAAAACCATAGAAATAATGCAATATCAGTTTATGGTCGCGATTTAGCTGTTATTTTAGATGCATCACAAAATGCGCAAGCTAATGCGATACGAAACAACACAAATGCTTTCATTGGAGGAAGAAGAGTGGCAAATCCTATAAGTGCGACTGGAAAAACAGCAGCTGACTGGGAATGGGTTACAGGAGATGCATGGAGTTATGAAAATTTTGCTAATGGCGAACCTAATGGTACTAATGAAAAAGCTGTGCATTTTTGGACTACTGAAGGAAAGTGGAATGATATTCCTTTGGAAAACAATTACCCAGCAATATATATGTATTATAAAGCTCGTTCATTAAATGTTGGTCAAGCCTATGTATATGGGTATCAAGGTGGAACAACATGGACCCAATTAGGTCAAACAATTCGAGAAATATCAGGAGGTATTAACTTTGGTTCTAGTGTAAATATATCAAACGATGGAACTATTATTTCTGTTGGGACAAATGATATTAGTTCAAATAGGGGTTATGTTAATGTATATAAGTATGTTAATAATTATTGGACACAAATAAGTAATAGTCTTAATGGTAACGTTGCAACTTTTAAAGCTGGATTACATGCATTAGCTGGAGATGGTACAACACTAATCCAAAGCAACAATAGTTATTATAGTGTATATGGAATAAATAAGCTATTAGCATTAAATTCACCTGTAACAACAATAAGTGGTAACTTGATTGTAATAGGTAATATGAGCGTTAATTCTTTGGATATATCAGGAAATCATAGTTATTCAAGCAATGGTTATAGTTCTAAAATGTTTAACTCAAATTTAAGTAGTGCAATTATGAAAGACTATTATAGCAATGTAACATCAACAAAGGATTTAAAGGTTCAAATTTATGGAAATGGTGATATAAAAAACAAAAATAATTCGTTTAGTTCGTTAAGTGATAGTAGATTAAAAGAAAATATAGTAACTAGTGGTCCTAAATTAGAAGATTTGCTAAAAGTTAGGGTTGTCAATTATAATTTGAAAGGCTCAAACTCCACTAACTATATTGGAGTATTAGCGCAAGAATTAGAAAAGCTGTTTCCTAATCTGGTAACAGAGTTAGAACCAAGTCCAAAAGATGTTGAGGAAGGTAGAACTATTAGGTATAAGGCGGTTAATTATAGCAGTTTTGATTCAATACTAATCAAAGCTTTACAAGAGCAAAATGCTATGCTTAAAAATATAACACAAAATATAGAAGCGCTAGAAGCAGCACTAGAAGCTGAGTAAGCATATTTTTATTTTATAATATTTAACATATTTTAGCAAGTTAAAATATGTTAAATTAAGAATAGTGTGCTATTATTCTTTTTTATCATTCTTCTTTATCATTCTTCTTTATCATTCTTTTTTATCATTCTGTCTCATCTTCTGTTTTAGCAGCTAATTCTTTTTGGCGCTCTAAAATTTGTGAAAGCCCATGATCATTATTTTCCTGTTTTCCAACAATAACGTCACGTGCCTCGAATAACTCTTTACGTAAATCAGCAGTAGATACATCATCACCATCTCCATCACCAAATAGTAAATTCTTTCCTGGAATATCCATTCTATCCGCATTTATAAGGTTTCCTTCTTCATCAATAGTTTGCATTAGTTTATTTCCTTCTTTTTGAGCTTTAGCAATATTTTCCTGAATAGCCTTTTTCTTGCTTTCTTTTACGCGCTCTTTAAATTGTTCTTTAGAGATTTCATCGTTTTTCTTTTTTTGCGCCATCAATTCATTTAGATCTTTCTCCAAATATTCAACACGACCAGTTTTATAAGCTTCAGGATGAAAAGGCATCCATATTCCAACTCCTCCAACATATACGTCGTGATTAGGGTCGGCATCTCTCAAAAATTTGCATCGCAATTCTGCCTCTTCTTGAGACCCAAACACACCACGCACTTTAATACCTCGTGTATTGGTTTGGTATTGATGCGTGTTATTATATTCTTTTTGCAAGTCTTCTTCTTTAATATCTAAAAATGATTTATATTCATCATCAAGACTTGTTAAAAATAACTTGTCTTTTTCTTCTTCAACAAATTCTTCCATATCTTTAGTGAGTTTATTAAAATCCAAGTTGTATTTATAAGATAAAAAATTTAAGAATTGTGTATATTTTTCGAATGTTTTTTTAAATTCAAAATTAGCCAAAAACTTCTCAAAATAAAATAAATTTTTATTTTTAATATGGTCTTCTGGTGATATAAAACTTAGGCATACATATTTTTGCCCACTAATAGGTTTGTCTTCGTCTAATAAATCAACATATTCTTTTGTTTCAGACTTGTCCACTAATTTAGATTTAGCAGATTTTTTGGTTGACATATATTATATGAATGTATTATTAATATAATTTTAAGTATTTATTTTATTAATGTATTTATTTTATTAATGTATTTATTTTATTAATGTATTTATTTTATTAATATATTTAGTATATTTAGTATATTTACTATTTTTAGTATTAATATATTTAGTAAAAAAATGTAATTATATAAAATAAATAAGTAAAAAATTATATTTTTTTCTTATTTATTAATATAAACAAAAAATGAATTTCAATATGGGAGAAATAGTTAAAAGAGCTATTAAATATTTAGTAGAAGGTTTGATGGTTGCGATTGTTGCATTTGTTATTCCACAAAAACCATTAAAAATGGAAGAAATTGCCATCATTGCACTAATGGCTGCCGCGACATTCTCTATATTAGACACATTTATTCCTAGCATGGGAGTAAGTGCTAGAAGCGGTGCTGGTTTCGGTATTGGTGCTAACTTGGTCGGCTTCCCTAGAATTGGTTAAACACTTAGCACTTGTTTTTATATTGTTTTATTATAGTATTTATTATTATAGTATTTATTATTTATAGATATGTATATAAATAATAACCTAGTATGTTAAAAGCTATGCCTACATTAGGTATATTAGCAACACCTTATATAAATTTAACCAATAAAAATTCGCAAGAGCTTATTTTAGATAAAACTTTGCTAAGATTATTAGCTAAGAAAAATATAAATTACATAATTATTCAATATACTATTAGTAAATCAAAGTTAAATGAACTACTTAATAATTTAGACGGTTTAATATTTCCAGGAGGTCAAGCAGGCAACTTTTATGATAATAAATTTTATAAAGCTTATTTCAAAATCCAAAAATTTTTAGTATTACAAGCGCAACATATAAACTCAGTAACACGACCATTCCCTATTTTAGGGATTTGTAATGGTTACGAAAATATGATTTTAATAGAACGCAATTATAATATAACTAAAAACCATATAAAGAATATTTTTATAAACGTAAAGTGTTATAAGAATTATAAGGCTCCGCTATTTAGTAAAAAATATAGAAACAAGCGTTTGCATAAGACAAAGAAAATAATACATAATAATTTGTTAGCAGTTGACCCCAAAACTAACATAGGCGATTATAAAATAATGGCTACTAGCTTGGATAAAAATAATAGTGGCTTTATTGATATAGTAAAACATAATAACTATCCTTTTTTTGGTTTTCAAGGGCATCCTGAAGTAAATAATGGAGAACTGTTAGAACCATTTTTTAAAGTTGTTAAAGCTAGTTTTAACAAGCGAAAAAAAGCTAGTTTTAACAAGCGAAAAAAAGCTAGTTTTAACAAGCGAAAAAAAGCTAGTTTTAACAAGCATAAAAGAAGTGCAACTGCTGCAATTTATAAAAATTCTAAAATTAAAACATTGAAATTGAGAGTCTTGAAGTATTAATATTTAATTTATTATTTAATAATAAGCTATATTATATTTTTTCTTATTTTTCTTAGACTTAGTAGGTCGTCTCTTAGACTTAAGTCGTCTCTTAGACTTAGGTCGTCTCTTAGTCTTAGTAGGTCGTCTCTTAGTCTTAGCAGGTCGTCTCTTAGTCTTAGTAGGTCGTCTCTTAGACTTAGTCTTCTTCAAGGGTTTAGGTTTAGTCGTCTTTAATGACCTTGATTTTTCTAGGTTATTATTTGAAGCATCAAATACTTCTTTCGGTATATATCTAAAGAAATTTAAATTATATAATTTAGAATCGCGAGAGATTTTATTTTCTTTAACTTGCGTATAAATTTTAGATTTCTCTTCTCTCATATCTTCCAATGTTTGTTGCTTACCGTAACATAAAACACTAAATCTGCGCAATAGCCCTTTTTGTTGCAAGCGATTATTTAGTTGAACCTTGAATAAATATTCAGCAATACATAATAATCTATTTTCATCGTAATATGGCCGATTAGCGTATATAAATATTAAATAAAAACTCAATATGGTATCTATTGTTGCTACTTTTATTTTTTGACCGTTAATAACTATAACATTGTAGTTATGACACGCAGTTGATTTATAAATAAATGCAATTACATCTTTATTTACTACAATTTCATAATGAACGTCGACATATTCACCTATAGGTTGTTTTTTATTAATTGTAACATTTTTAAAACCCTCATAATTCAACTGCTCTTTTAATATTCTAGCACTTGTCTCTGGATTATCACTTAATACATCAAAATCCGGAATTTTAGAAATTTGTATTCGTTCTTTATATGGCATATGCTTACTATATAAAGCACTAGCAAAGCCGCCAAAAAATACAAGTCCTTGATTTACAAAGCAATCTTTAGTAATCTCATAAATCTCTCCCTGTTTGTTGTCATTTCCTTCATAGTGCCTTTGAAAATCAAGATTTTTACACGATTGTCCTATTAACGGAAAATGCTTATTTAATAATATAATACGCTTAAGAACTTTCTCCCACCTCGAAACGTCACCCATAGGGCGAGAGAGCTCTTGGTACATAGCCATTCGTAAAAAATTAGGCGGGCAATAATTTATAGCATTAATCTTTATTGCTTTTTGGTATATATTTTTAAATAAATTGTTTTCCATATATGTGATGTCTGCTATTGGAATAAAATTTACATACACCTTATATGTTCCTGTATGAACACCTGACTTTGCTTCAACTTCTTCGTAGCCAGCTTTATAATAAATATTTGCTAAATCTCTCGCATATTCCATAGCTAACGGTGAAAAAAAATCATAATCTGGTATTTCAATATCCTTGTTATAAAATCTATATTGCTCTGGTAATATGTTATTAATGGCTGTTCCACCATAACATAGCGTTTTATGGGTTCTTAAGAAATTTTCTAAAATTTCTATAATTTTTTTTATTGCATCCGATTGAACTAGTTTTCGACCACTAATTGAAGTAGCATTATCTATTGCCTTTCTCAATATTTGTAATTCTTTTTCTTCAAATGTTTCTTTCATAATACTAATATATTATATACTAGTAATATTATAATAATATGTAATAGTATTATAATAATATGTAATAGTATGTAATAGTATTATAATAATATGTAATAATATGTAATAATATGTAATAATATGTAATTAAATCAAAAATAGTGCTCTAATGACCATAAGGATTTACACCTAATCCAGTTGTGTCGGGAACAGCTGGTATATCTATATTTAGTAACTCAGTTCTTGATTTTTTAAACCAAGAATAGTTTTGCTTTGCTTTAAATAACGCATTATATCCAAGTAAGTTATTATCCATATTCTGGTGTTTCATACATATAGCCTGACATCCGGTATCAAAAGATAGCGTAGGATCAAAGTTTATTACTGAATTATCTAAATTTGGTAATACAATGGTATATTTTGTCTTTGTGGACTCTATAAATGAAACAGAACCTTTTTTAGAAGCAATTTGATTATATCTAAATGTATTGCAATTTAATCCTTTGGCTTTCAAATTAACGTAGTCTTTCAATTTACTTAAATCGGCATTAGTATCAATAATACTAGGTAATGGGTTAAATTCACAAATTATAATAACCTTTCTATACAATTCTTCCATTTGCATAAATATTAAAGTCTCTTCTTTTCTGGGTTCAAGTGTAAAAACCCCGTCAGCATCATCTAAACATTTTTCGATTAAATCGCCCATTTTTTTAAGCATAGCCAAGTTAGTGCTCATAACTCTAAAATTTAATATTAATGGATCGTTTGCGCAATTTGTAGAAGTAAGATTAAAAGCCTTTTCTTTAATAGTGATTAATACTTCTTCTAATAATAGTGAATTATACGTTTCTTTAATATAATTGCTATTAGCAGTTGACGCAGCAATAATAGGCTCATTATTATATGAATAAATCTCAAAATCTAAAAATCGGCAACCATTTGCAATGCACTTTTCTAAAGCACAAAGCGCAACAAAGTTATTTTTATAGCCATCGCCACAGCAACAATTATAAGCACTTTTAACGTGATAATTTATTAATTTATTATTTGAAGTATCAATCCCAAATCCGCTATTTGCTTTTACAGTAGGCTCAGAGGTGTTATTAATAGGGTTAAGAAAATAGGTCGTATTTGTTAATGATGGCCAATATATATTTAATTTATTACAACTTCTAGTTTTCAAACTTAATCTATTAGCGACCCAGCTAAATAAAAGCAATACTATAAATATTATTATTGACAATGTTATATAGAAATATTGACCGCTACTAATATTTGGCATTTTAAATGAAGTAACAGGATTAGACATATATATAGTTATACTATTTATTATTATATAATATTATTATAAAATTTTATTATATATTATTATAAAATTTTATTATATATTATTATAAAATTTTATAATAATATTATATAATGTTAAATTTAATTTAAAAATAGTTATTATAACATAAATAATATAATATATTATTAATTATTATAATAATAATATAATATGGCAGGAGGACTATTAAATTTAATAGCGCTAGGAAATCAAAATATTATTTTAACAGGTAATCCTACAAAGAGTTTTTTCAAGTCCACATATTATAAATATACCAATTTTGGATTACAAAAATTTAGAATTGACCAAACCGGACAAATGGAATTAGATGTAACTAAAAAATCCAGTTATAGTTTTAAAATACAACGTTATGGCGATTTATTAATGGATACTTATTTAGTTGTAAAATTACCAAAAATATGGAGCCCGTTATTAAAATATAATGCTAACGACTATAGGCCTTATGAATTTAAATGGATAAAAAATATTGGATGTCAAATTATTGAATCGGTCAATATAACTGTAAATGGTGCAACTATACAAAAATTCAGCGGACATTATTTACAAAATATTGTAGAGCGCGATTTTGATGCACATAAGAAAGCATTATTTGACATTATGACAGGTAATATTAGCGAACTAAATGACCCTGCTAATTATAATAATAGAAATAATAACTATCCAAGTGTATATAAAAACGCGTCTTCTGATATAAGCGGGATTGAGCCGTCAATCAACGAATATAATTTATATATACCAATAAATTCGTGGTTTTCTATGAATTCAATTATGGCATTTCCACTAATTTGCTTGCAATATAGCGAATTAGTTATTAATTTTACATTGCGACCTATAATGGAGTTATTTACAATTAAAGATGTATTATATAATAATGCAGTAAATCCTATACCATATAACAATTTTCCTCAAATACAGCCTAATCAAAATATAATCGAATACCAATTTAAAAGATTTATTAATCCTCCTCCAGTAAGTGATTTGCAGCCAAATGTAGATAGTTATAAAGACTTACCGACTAAAATTAACAGCTCTATTCATTTAATATGTACGCAATGTTTTTTAGCTGAAGAAGAACGAACACATTTTGCCAAAAATACGCAAAATTATTTAATACGAGAGATTTATGAGTATAAATTTGAGCGAGTTATTAAGTCTAATAAAATTAAGTTAGAGTCAAATGGATTAATAAAAAATTGGATGTGGTATTTTCAAAGGAGCGATGTTGCTTTGCGCAACGAATGGTCTAATTATACAAACTGGGTATATGAAAATAAAATTCCAAATGATTTGCAAAAATTAGCTATTGCTCAAAACTTTAAATATTATAGTCCACAATTTAGTTATGCTATTGGTGACATTTCTAAAAATATTTATATTACAGGTAATAGTCCGTCGCTAAATGACCAAACCAATCAATGCGAAATAATGAAAAATTTTGCGCTAATTTTTGATGGTAAATACAGAGAAACGGATTTTGATAGCGCAATATTTAGTAAATTAGAAAAATATAGCAAATCTAATGGAATATGTTCTAAAGTGGGTTTATATAGTTATAATTTTGGATTATCAACTGACCCATTTAAGCAACAACCTAATGGAGCATTAAATACAAATTTTTTTAAAACAATCGAATTTGAATACAATAATTATAGTAATCCGCCACTAGACCCAAGTGCTACTTTTACAACGCTATGTGACCAAGATACAGGAGTAGTAATTGGAACATCAAAAGACCCCACAAATATTTATAAATATTATTACAATTTATATGTTATTGAAGAAAAATATAACGTATTAGTTTTTCAAAACGGATTAGCGGGACTAATGTTTGCTAGCTAGCAAGCAAGTTTTTATATAGTTTTTATAATAGCTTTCATAATAGCTTTCATAATAGCTTTCATAATTTAAGTTTAGCCACTCGTCGCGTCCCATGTCCGTGTTTTTTCTTGGCTTGGCGTGCTAATTTTAATGCCTTAGAATTGGTTGAGCAACCTTCTTCTAATATATTATAATCAACTGCAGCCGCTTTTCCACCAGTTATTGAGCTAGCTAGTCGGGCTAATCCCCAACTTTCTGCAGTTTGGTTGGGTCTAGACCCAGACGAAAAATAGGCTCCTCGTCCCTTATTTACAATTTTGCGAAGAGAATTTATAGAACAGCCGGTTTTTTTAGAGAGATTTGCATTTACAGCAATGTTATTTATCTTATAAATTTTTTGCGCTTTTAATAAATGTTGCGATTTTTTTGACTTATATGATTTAACTTTTTTTCGTGTAATATAAATATGCTTTTTATAAGCATTTCGCGATTTTTTAAGTTGTCTAAGTTGCTGCTTTCTATCTTTCTTAGTAAGGCGGTTAGGTAAATATTTTATAGGTATACTAAGAGGCATAGCAGTCGGTGCTATAAAATAGGTCTATAAAATATAGTTTATTTTATTGTCTTTATATATATTTCTTATATATAACTTAGCAATGAAAGAAAGAATAATTAAATTTGAAAAGAGTAAAATAAGTGGCAAAAAGTATACAGCATATGTTCAAGATAAATCAACCAGAAAAATACGAAAAATACATTTTGGCGCTTCGGATTATGAGCAATATAAAGATAGAACACCGCTAAAATTATATTCGCAAAAAAATCATAATAATCGCAAACGTATGCAAAACTATTTTAATAGGCATTCTGGAACAAAAAAACGCACTACAGCTATTGCTTTAGAAAAGAAAAAATCACATGGTTATTATAATGCGAAAATCTTGAGCCACGTTTATTTGTGGTAAATATAATATTTTTAGGAAATATAATATTTTTAGGAAAAATAATATTTTTAAATATTTTTAGGAAAAATAATATTTTTAAATATTTTTAGGAAAAATATTGGTAAATAATATATTTTTATATATTTTTATATATTTTTATATACTATATAAACCATGCTTTTGCAATTATTTACTGAATTTATAGGGACTTTTATTTTCTTAGGGGTAATATTAAAAACAGGCGACGCGCTGGCTATTGGTTTAACACTTGCAGCCGTTATTTATTTTGGAGGTAAAGTGTCAGGAGGCCATTTTAATCCTGCTGTAAGTTTTATGATGTTGTTATCTAATAAAATCGACGTAGCTAAATTTGTTGCTTTTATAATTGCTCAATTATTAGGTGGAACTGCTGCGCTAGTATTTCATACTTATACAAAATAAAGTAATTTAGTAATATATTTAGAAACTATTTAGAAATATTTTTATAATCTAAAATTAGTATAAAAATATTTAGAAACTATTAAAACGTCGGAGTCTCATAATATGCTTCAGGACCACAATAGTCAAATTTAGAGTTACCTGTAATACTTGGCTTACACTCATAAACATTATTTGCATCTTTATTATAGGTGAAAAAAGTAGATTCCTTAGTTTCGAGGCTATTATTATCAAATACCATTTGTTGGTTATAACTATGCTCTCGTGGTCCTGTTAAATTAGCTATTTGTTTTTCATAGAAACCATTTATAGTATTCAAATAACTGCTTATAACACTCACTGGAGCATTTCCAGACGAAGGAATAGTTTCTAATCTTTTCAATTCCATTGCTAAATCAGTATTACTTGGGTACGAGTTAGCTGGTATAGAACCTAATGCACTATAAGGTGCTTCTCCTAGACCTCCTTGCGTTACAGGTCTTCCTGCTGTTCCAAAATAATCATTGTTACTAAAATCGGTTAATTGTGCGCTAGTAAATGAGCCACTCGTGTCCTGGTTTATTTCACCCATACAATTAAAAAATTGGTCCGAATTTAATAAATATTGATTAGGGTTTGTTAAATTAAAAAGACTATTGTTTTTATTTAATAGCCTATAGCTATAATTCTTATTTTCTTGTAACAAGGAATTAGGAAGCGCAACACGATAAACGGCTTGCAGACTATTTAATATAGAGTTAAAACTAGAATTTTGCTGAGCTGTTAGGTCAGACCTTTTTAATTGCCTTTGTAAATTCTCAGTTCTCGCTTTTAAGACTAAAGCATCGTTCAGCTGTGTAAGTTGTGTTATATTATTATTTAAGGTTGCTTCATTAAACCCATTAAGAGAACCGGGCTGTATATTAGGAGAGCGCGACCCACTTATAATTGCATTAATTTCATTTCTAATATTACTTGTTGAAATAAAAATTAATATGTCATTAGGCATAGTTTTTGGGTCATTAAAAATATTGGTTTTGCTTTCACTTTTAGAAAATAACATACCTCTTTTGTTAAATAATCGTCCAGTTGGTTCTAAAGTATTACATATGTTATTAGTTGCATTGAAAACTAGCTGATCATAACTTAGGTCTATGGAACCGCTAATGCTTTGTTTAATAATATTTTTAATGTTTGAGCAATCTGTTATATTGCTGGTGTTGTCTGTAACACCACTATAATTAAAATTTATATCATTATTATTGTAAAATGAACTTCCTGAGCAACAAGTGACATCATAAATACTTTGATTAATAGTGCTGTTTGCTAGCAAACCACGATCATTTTGTGATGCTATGTTGTCAAACATACATTGCGACTCCCATTGACAAAAAACATTAGATGTAATAATATTGCAAATGTCTAATCTATATTTATTTACACTATTGGGGATTAGACTATAACTGTAACTTATATCATATATTGGAACACAGTTTCCAGAGTCCGGTTTCATTGTGCAATTAGAACAATCTTTGTTATTATTAGCTAGGTTTTCTCTCCTTTTATTTTCACTAGTTGTCACAAATAATACATAACTAGATGATACTATTATAAATAGTAAGACCGCCATTTTGAATAAATTTCTATATTTATTACTAATTTTCATAATAATATTAATATATATTAGTATATACTAATATTATTTATAAAATTTTTATAAACTATAAACTATAAACTATAATATTATTTAAATTTTTTATTCTAAATAAAATATTTAAATAAGATTTTACAAGATTTTACTTTTATAGTCTTTTACTTTTATATGTTCTATGTTTTTTATATTTTTTACTATATTTTCTATGTGCTTTTATAGTTGTTTTATGTTTCTTATGTGAATTTTTCTTACTCATTTTTCTACTTTTTTTATTTTTAATAGTTCCTCCTCTATGAGATTTACCTCTATGAGATTTACTAATGTCAGAAGTAAGATGAGGAGAAGGACGAGGTGGAGGTGGTGGTGTTAAAGGATAATGCTCTGATCTCCAAAATTCACTTCTCGATTGTAGTTCGTTACGATACTTTACATAGTTATTTGTAGCCTTTAATTCATTTTTAAACATGGATATATAATACAGAGGTATAATAGGTGACATAATAGGATATTTACGCCGTAAATCAATACCATAATAATACAATAAATAATTGTCAATACTTATTCTATGTGCAAGTTGAATGTTGATGCCCCACAGATCACGAAGTTGATCACTAGTTAATATATAATATGGTTCTCGTTTAAGACCTCTTTTTTTATTCAATATATCACCAGCTACAGCAACCATAAAATCATCAAATTCAGACCTATTGTGTGTTGGTATAACAATTATACCATCATTATAGCCTGTAACTTTACAGCAATAATTTAATAATGCTATTAAATTATAAAAATCAGGATTATAAGCCAAATTATGATTTTGAGCGCATAATATAATACCAATTGGTGCTCCAAGCTGATGATGTAATATCTCAACTTTAGAACGCAATATATCAGCTAATTCCATCATACACTTACGATAATCGTGGGTATCATAAAAGCCACTGATTATACTTATTCTACCAACAAAATCCTGTAAGCAACCGAAAACATTTTGAAAATCTATAATTAGATAAATTACATTTGAACCACTAGACCTCACAGCACTATCAATTTTTCCTTCAAGCCATGTTTTAATACCTGCTAGTTGATGATAATTTAAATCACCTGTTCGTGACCAATATGCAGCGTCATTTTTTAATTTAGCTTCTATTTCTACATTATTAGGCTTAAGTTGTACATCTAATCCTAGTCCTTGTGCCATGCTATTCAATTCCTCTATTGTTTTTGTTGCATGCTCTATTTGCTGAGCTAGCGAACCCGATACAGCTTGAACTTCATGAATTAATTCATAACTTGGTATTTGCATAAATTCTTCTAGTAAAAAATAATCTTTAAATTTGTAAGGCACTGGATATATAAAAGAAGGAAATGTTTTTTTAAGTTGTGCTGGTAGTGGTCCTGGTGGTGGTCCTGGTGGTGGTGGTCCTGGTGGTGGTGCTCCTGGTGGTGGTGGTGCTCCTGGTGGTGGTGCTCCTGGTGGTGGCGGTCCTAGTGATGTTCCTAGCGGTGGTGGTGGTGGTGGTGGTGGTGGTGGTGGTCCTAGTGATGTTCCTAGCGGTGGTGGTGGTGGTGGTGGTGGTCCTAGTGGTAGTGGTGTTTCTAGTTTTCTTTCTTCTTCTTCTCCTAGCATCACTTTATATATATAATATTATAATATTATAATAAATGTGAATTGTATTGATTATTAACAATAATAAATTTGGTATTAAGCACCAATTCTTCTAAATTAGAGTAATTATTATAACGCTATTATATATTGACTTATATCAAATAATTTACAAAATTGAATTAAAACCTAATTCATATAATATATATATATAATATAGTATATTAATTTGAAAAATGGATTTAACTAAACTTTTAAAACATGAATTATTAATAAAATGTGAAGAACTTGGGATTGTAAAGTGTAAATCTAAAACTAAAAGTGATTTAATTCAACTTATTACTTCGGCACAAACTATTAGTTTCAAAGAACCTGAAACCATTAAGATAAACAAACATCATAGCACTGCATTAAATGTATTGGATTTATTTTGCGGATGCGGTGGTATGTCAAAAGGTTTGACAGATGCTGGTTTAAATGTAATTGCTGGAATAGACATTTGGGACAAAGCAATAGAAAATTATAATAAAAATTTTCTCCATAAAGCATATTGTGAAGACCTGACTAGCTTATATCCTGAAAAATTTAATAGCTTATATAATAAAGAAAATAAGAACATAGATATTATTGTTGGAGGTCCGCCATGTCAAAGTTTCAGCATTGCTGGAAAAAGAGATAAAAATGATCCACGAAATACATTATTTATGGAATATGTAAAATATCTTGATTATTTTAAACCAAAAGCATTTATTATGGAAAATGTAATAGGTATGTTGTCAAAAAAAACAGAAAATGGTGAAAAAGTAATCACTATTATAATGGAAGAACTAACTAAAAATTATAATTGTATAATTAATAAGTTATATGCAAGTGATTTTGAAGTTCCACAAAATAGAAGACGAACTATTATTATAGGAATTAGAAAAGACCTAAATATTATTCCAAAAGAGCCAGAACCAATAATACAAGAGGTAAAAGATAGAATACCAGTAAAAACCATATTACTACCTAGAGAAACAGTTAGTAATAAATATTATTTAAGCGAAAAAGCTTTATTAGGAATTGCAAATAAAAAAGGAGTAAGTAAAGAAAAAGGTTTTGGATTTGGAGCACAAATGTTAGATTTGGATAAGCCATCATATACTATTCCGGCAAGGTATTGGAAAGATGGATATGATGCATTGGTCAAATATAATGATAAAGAAATACGAAGACTAACAATTGTCGAACTAAAAAGAATACAAAGCTTTCCTGACAATTATATTATTGATGGTTCAAATAAAGATATTATAATACAAATAGGAAATGCTGTTCCATGTAAATTAGCCTATTATCTTGGTAAATATTTAATTAATATTCTTCAATAATTAACTCATCCCAAAAAGATGCTGGTGCTCTAAATTGCGAATATTTACGATTATTTCCTTCATACATTCCACTATCAAATATAATCTTGCCATTTTTGATACATTGTATAAAATACTCATAATTAAATGGACTACCAAAAGCTATTTTTTCATAAGTAGCTCCTATTTTTTTACATATAAAGAAACCCTTCTTATTAAATTTATTGTTAATATGTAGTTTCATTTTTTCAGATTTCCACAAAGCAATAATAATATTATCATTCTTTAAAAATGTGGGAAAATCTTCTTTCATAGAACGTGAATCCTTTGAAAATGAGTAAATAATAACTATATCATTATTTTCATTTATTGTTAATATTTGTCCATTAGAGTTCCATTTATTATATGTTGGAATACAACTACCAGACCAAGAATATCTATTGTTTTTAGATGGATTTGGATTTCCAAATATTTTAATAAAATCGCCTCTTTTCAATTCTATTTCATCATTCCAATTATTATAATGATTAATATATGTTCGTTTATCTTTTTTTGAAAATGCGTATTCGCTAGCACTAAAATCACCTAATGTAATTTTTGATGATGATTTTTTCATCTCGTAACCATAAAGATCTGGTTCATTTTTTGAATTATGCTTTATACCCATTTGCGTTTCTAACCAATGACCTTCTTTACCACAATGCTTGCTGTTTTTATCATCCAATATTATATCAACTCCTTTAACATTTTGATTAAAAATTTCTATTATTTGTTTTTCTATTATTTGTTGTTTATTATTGCTGATTTGATCTTCTAAAGTTGTAGTCATATTATATTATTATATAGTAAAGTTAATACTTATTTGCTTAAACAATTAAATATTAACTATCTTAAATTTCAATTTTTTTATAATAAATGTGAATTGTATTGATTATTAACAATAATAAATTTGGTATTAAGCGCCAATTCTTCTAAATTAGCGCTATTTGTATAAGTGCATGCACTTCTTAATCCTCCTAAATAATTTTCAATAGTATTTTTTAATGGACCTTTATAAGCAACTTTGAGTTCTCGCCCTTCAGAGCTCCTATAATCACTATTATTATTTGCTGCATAATTATTTTTCATTGCATAAGCCGAGCTCATACCATAAAACAGTTTATGCTTAGCTCCCGTTTTTTCATCGTTAATAATTTGTCCTGGATTTTCATCGTGCCCTGCAAATGCTCCACCAATCATTACAAAATCAGCACCAGCTCCAAATGCTTTTGCTAAATCACCCGGACAAGTAATGCCGCCATCACTCAAAATAAAAGCCTTGTTATGTTTATGTTGATCATATTCATAGCATATTTCAAGATTAATGCGATTATACTCAGTGCACTCTTGTACGCATTCTAAAATACAGCTAAGCTGTGGCATACCTACTCCAGTTTGAATTCGGGTAGTACATGCACTACCACCACCAATACCTACTTTAACAATATCAATTTCTAATGCATTTAATAACTCTATTCCCTCACTTGTGCATACATTACCCGCTATAATAATCTTTTCAGGATACTCAGCCCTTAATGTTTTACAAAAATCATTAAATTTAGAAATGTAACCATTTGCTATATCAACACAAATGAATTTACACTCGAAATTATCTAAAATAAATGTTAAATTTTTATAATCGTCATCACCTATTCCTGTTGAAATCATAAAATAATCAGGATTTAACTTAGACTCACTATTTTCTTTATTATAATCTAGCAAATCTTGTAACTTATGAAATTTATGAAGCGCAGTAATAATTTTATAAGTGCTTAATACTTTATATAATTCCAATGTTCCAATAGTTGTCATATTTGCTGCAATAATAGGTATTCCTGTCCACGTTACTCCATTTTGAAAAACAATTGTTCTTTCCAAAACTACATCTTTTCTACTGTTTAATTTCGATTTTTTAGGAAGAATTAATACATCTCTAAAATCGAGATATTTATCCATACTATCAAATTTATACATATAAATATTATCACCCATGCTAATGCTATTTATTTACTAATTATTTAATTTGAATTGTGTTTAAATGTTTTCTAAATATTATAATATGTTATAATAATATAACATATTAAATTATGACTTTATTTGAATATCCAATATATTCAGGAGATTCTATATTTGGTAAATTAAAAAAAACACAAGGAACGTGTCCGGCAAAAACAGACATATGTAATAACTTTCCAAACAGTTTTTATGTTATAGATGGTACTGTATCACTTCCTCTATGTAGTAGTGCCTCATTTAGATTTACAGAAAATAAAGAGGAATCTCCTAGTGGCTGTTGTGTAGTTGATACCTCAAATGACACTTGCGATAGTATGTTAGAAGCTAAAGGCGTTACAAATACTGCAGGAAAATATTATGATATGGGCATAGATATAACAGATGCAAGCGGAGAAAATCAGCGCTCAATATGTCATTCGGCACCAATTAGAAAAAGAACTTTAGTAATAACCGATTTTATTACTATAATTATTGCTAGTGCTGTTATATTAATTCTAACTGCAATAGTCGGTGGATGTTACGAATTCATCTTAAAATATGGCGAATGCAAAGACTGTATTTATTATAAATCAACTTGCACAAATAGGAAAAGATTGAGCGTTATTGAATATATGTTTCCTAGTGTAGTATGTAATTATCCATATCAAGAATGTAATAAAGGCGCAGGCACAGGCACAGGTGAAAGCACATTAACCGGTGGCGGACCAGAAAGGAGCGGTTTTATAAGTACATACGCAGAATATACTGCAAATGGAACAAAATGTATTACTTTACACGAGGTTGAAAGCAAACAAACAAAACCTTTTCCGTATAATTTAATAGATTATGCGAATGACAGTATTAAGTTAGAATTAATAAGAATACCTATGAGAGCTTTTGCGCTATTTTTTCTTTATACTGCACTTTTTACTAGACAAATTCTCTCGTATATATTGAAAAAATGCTCTATAAAATATCAACAAGTTGTAAAAAATAATGCAGTGGTAAGCAATATTATGTTTCTCTTTTTAACAGGAATTTTGTTCAATATTATTGCTAAATATACAGGTATAGCAGGATTACACGGAGCAAATGGTTACATATTATATTTTCTAATAATGGTATCATCAGTTATGTTTTCTTTAAGTTGTGTGGCTGCAATGCTTGTCTTATGGTGGTATCCTTCGCTAGTATTTGAAAAATATTATATACAATGCAACATTCCTCGTAATTATTATAAAATGGTCAATATTAGAAAAATGTTTTATTCTCTCACTGATAAAAAGCGACCATTAAGTAGAAGAATTCTATTTATAATAATTGATATATTACTATTAATTCCACTAATAATTGTTGCAATGATGTCATTATGTTTTGGCGTGTTTGGCTCTACTATTGCATTCCTTTATATAGTAGTATCATTATTATTTAATATGTTTTATATACCATTATCTAATACTGTAGAATTTTTAGATATTATTAAAAGTCACGGCAATTTATTAACAATATTGTTTTGCGTAACAGTATTAGTCGCATCAATTAATAAAATGAATGCAGTAACAAGTGGAATATTAGGCGGATTAATGGCTTTCATTATTTTATATACATTAATTAGAAATGCAAAATAAAGCAAAATAAAATTTAATATATTAAATAATAATATAAATATAAATCGTTAATATTATAATTAAATTATAAAGATGGGAAAGAAAAAATCAGGAGATAAAAAGGAACTACCATTTGTAAGCATATGTACTCCTACATTTAATAGACGCCCTTTTTGGGAGTATACTATTAAATGTTTTATGCATCAAAATTATCCAAAAGATAAAATGGAATGGATTATTATTGATGATGGAACAGATAAAATAAAAGATCTAGTGGAAAGTATTCCACAAGTGAAATATTATGAATATGACACCAAAATGCCTTTAGGTAAAAAAAGAAATATTATGCACGATAAGTCTAAAGGCGATATAATTGTATATATGGATGACGATGATTATTATCCTCCTGAGCGCGTTTCTCACGCCGTAAATATGTTAATGACTCATCCCTCTGCACTATGTGCTGGTGCTAGTGAAATATATATTTGGTTCAAGCATATTCAAAAAATGTTTCAATTTGGTCCTTATGGTCCAAATCATGCAACAGCAGGGACATTTGCTTTCAAGCGTGAATTATTAAAAGACCACAGATATGAGGACCACGCTGCTTTAGCAGAAGAAAAAGCATTTTTGAAGAATTATAGTGTTCCTTTTGTTCAATTAGAGCCGAAGAAAACCATTTTAGTATTTTCGCACATTCACAATACATTTGATAAGAAAAAATTATTAGAGCAAGGAGAAAACGATTATCAAAAAACGTCACCAAGAACCGTTGATGAATTTGTTAAAGATGCTGCTATGCGGCATTTTTATATGGAGAAAATAGATGGACTATTACAAAATTATAAACCAGGTGACCCGTCAAACAAGCCTGACGTATTAAAGCAAATTAAAGAAATTGAGGAAGAGCGTAAAAGTATGGCAATGCAGCAAAACGGCGGACAAGGTCAAATTGTGTTAAATCAAAATGGGCAACAAATAGTGTTAAACAATGAGCAAATAGTTCAAATAATTCAAAAGCAACAAGAACAGTTACAGCATTTTGCGAAAATGTTAGAAGATAAAGATAAGATTATTAGCAGTTTAGAGTCACAATTAGAAGTTTATAAAATTATGAATGAAAAGAATAATTCAATTATTCAATTATTACAAAAAAACCAATAACTAATTAATACAATAGTTATATTATATAATATAATATATAATATAATATTAATGTTTTTATCAAGCATTTGTGCCCCTGCTTTAATATATATAGGATTTTCATTAATTCAAATATTTATAGATATTTATAGCAACAAAATTAATGAGGCATTTTTAAAATTTATATTTATGCTAATATTTACTTTAATAATTAATATATTGTGCGATCTAGGATTTGTTGTTATTGCATGGATTATTGTTTTTATACCTATTATTATGATGACAATTATATCTACGCTATTATTACATGTTTTCGGTCTTGACCCTAAATCTAAAGATTTAAAATCCAACATACGTAATGCTAGCGACAGCTCAAATAACGACATTGAATTAACCACTAATGAGTTATTAAATCAGCAAAAATATGCATATGAATACGATCAATATAAAAGCGAAGAACGAATAGATAGAGATAAATTACGTCATAAGCTATATGATAACATTGACGAAGTATATAAATTACCTTTAAATTCTGACTCTGTGTATGACTTATCTAATAATCCTACAAAATACTTTATTGTTGATAAAGTATTAAACTATTTTAGCGAATTTTCATTTGCTAAGCAACTAGTCAATTCTCAATTATATCATACAATCTTTGCAAAAAGTTTAGCGCAAGATAATATATTATACAATGATTATATTAGTTCTAGACCAAGTTCTATAAATTATGCTTTACCTACAGTTAGTATAGCTGGAATAAATAGTGCTATAACTACTAATGGTGTAAATAATGTAAATAATCCTAATAATCCCAATAAATATAAAAGCTATTATGCCAAATATGATAATGAATATAAAGTAGATGGTTATGACTTATTTAAGCGCAATAAATACGAAAGTGTTAAACGCGATTTAGAAGCTAAAGATCCGCAAGTTAGTTCTGTTCAAATTAATGCAACGTTAGAAACTAATTGGAATAAATTGTCAGCTGCCGAACAAAATGCTTGGAATAACTCTAGTGATGCTGAAAAAACAACTGATTATAAACTGAAATATGATGACACAGATCTAACAAGTTACGATACACATAAAGCAGAAAATATTATATCATCATTAAGTAAATATGCAGACGACAGACCATGTCCTATAAATGAAACACCTTTAACATATAAATCAAAAACTGGACTAGTTTGTTATGAAATTTGTCCTCCTGGAAAAATAAGAAATGCTGCAGGAGTTTGCGCGCCTGTAAATAAATACAACTAAGCTAAACACTAAGCAAAACACTAAGCAAAACATTTAGCTAAACACTAAGCTAAACACTTTATTAAAATATATTAAAAACATTAATTTAATAATTTTATTATTAAATTATTATGAATATTGTAAATACTAGCATTACATCACCTTATACAGACTACGAATATGCTAGTATGTGGGCATTTATTATTTTTTTTATCATTTTTTTATTATTAGTTTAATTTTTTAACATATAGTTAAAACATTTTAAAAACATTTTAATTTATTATTAATATACTTATGAATAAATTAAATAATGATTGGAGTTGTTGGATACATTATCAAAATGATAATGAGTGGACTCTCGAAAGTTATAAACACATTGCCAAATTTTCTTATTTAAAAGAAATAACATTATTTATTGAAAACTTGCACGAGTCTATTATTAAAAAAACAATGGTTTTTTTTATGAAAGACTCCATATTACCTTTATGGGAAACAGAGGACAATATTGATGGTGGATGTTTTTCATATAAAATAAGCAATAATAATATTGTTGATATTTTTAAAATTTTATTATATAAGATTGTGGGTAATACTTTAATTGATGATGAAAATATAAACCTTAATATAAATGGAATATCTATTAGTCCTAAGAAAAATTTCTGCATAATAAAAATATGGATGAAAAAAATGGATTGTTTTGACAATTTTGACACGTCGTCTACTAAAGACCCGTTTGCTATTCATACTATATTTGCAATTGAAGAACAAATATGCGTATTTAAGCAACATAAATAGCTAGGTTATTAATTAATTACTTAACTAATTATTGGAACTTGGCAACGATGATAAGCACATTTTAATTTCACCCAATGAAGCAACATTATATTTTACAATAAGAGGCCTGTTGTTTTCTAAATAAATTTCTATTTGATTACATAAATTTGTGCATTTAATAAAGTATAATAGATTTTTGAGAGAATATTCGCCTTGTATTATTTTATTATGTTGCTTATTTAATATTTGCATATTAGCATTGTTTTCACTTCTTCTAATTTCAGCTTTAGCAAATTGACCAGAGCATTTAAATATTAATTCGTCTTCGACCGATTTTATTTCTATTTTTTCTGAAATAGCTGCTAAATCTCTAATTATTTTTTGAAAGTCATTTGAAGGCATATTAATAACAGATGAAAATTTTACATCTGGTATTTCTAATTCGTCTTGTTCTGGTTCTATTAGCTTTAACTTTTGAATTTTTGATTGTTTTATAGTTCCATTTTCAAATTTTAATCCTAACTCAGTTACAATACCTTCATTGTAATCATCGTTTTCAATATAAATAGTTAATGTGTCATCATTATCTATTGTTGTAATTAATTTGAATAAATGGAGAATATTAACACCCACTATTATTTTTTCTTCTTTACATTCAAAAAATTCAAAATTTTCCGCTTTTAAAAACAAGTGCACCAAAATTGTATGCGTCTTATCCATATTAATTATTTTAATTCCTTGTTTTGTAAATACTATGTTTGTTTCCAATAAAATATCTTTCAATGCAGCCATTAATATGCGAAATGGTGCAATTTGAACGGTTTTTATTGTTAATTTATTATTATTACTAACGCATTCGTTTGATAACATATATTTTATTTAGTTTAAAAACTGGTTAAATCTTTAAGTAAAAATTTAAAATATAATATATTATTTGTATTATTATTATTTATAACTATTATATATAAGTAATAATTAATTTAGTTATATATAATACTTATAAATAATAATAATTAATTTAGTTATAAATAAAGTGTTTATGTTGTTGATTGTGTTTGTTTTAAAGGGTCTGTAAATGCGCTTGAATAACCAGTTGCCCTATTTGATATAGCATCTTTGGTGTCATTAGCCTTGTTTTTCGCACTATCTACATTTGAAGATGCATTATCAGCAACTGATGATTTTGGTGCGGGTGTAGGAGTTGGGTCAGCAACAGGTTGTGTGGGCGGTGGTGGTGTATATATTTCTTGTGTATTTGAATTTTTGTTGCTATTATTGTCATTATTGTCATTTGAATTTTTGTTGCTATTATTATCATTACTAGTGCTTATTGTGGCAGAATCATTAGGAGAACCATAAATATTTATTACCATACCCTCAAATAGGCTATTTTTATAAACTAATATACCAATTAATGGTAACACTAATAATAATAGCAATATTACTAGTTTAATAGTATTATAACTCTTAAATCTATGCAAAAAGTTTTTTTTTGTCATATATTAGAGTATATTATAATAACACATATTATAATATAAAAGTCCAAACAAATAATTAATTAATATATAAAAAATTATATTAATTAATCCCTTAACCTATTAAAGTCCTATTTACTAATTTATTTAATAACTTGAGAGACTTAATAATGAACTAATCATATTATAAATAGTCATAGTTTGAAATCAATACATCAAACTATAATTATATTAGTGCTGTTTTTTTAAATAGTGTTAATTTATATATTAAGCGGTTGCCTAATTAGGAAAGTCTACATTTTCCGTCTTCTTGTGCCTTTGGCTTTTCTGCCTTTACGTTTTGTGCCTTCTCTCTTTACCCAGCCAAATTTTCCTTTTTGTGTAAAATAGCCCGCTTTTTCTAAACGCTTCTCTCTTTTTGCGCGATTATATAGTTTCTTTGAAACAACGTGGCCTCGTTTATTCATTAATAAATCCGCTTTAGTTAGCCCTCCTTTTGTTTTGTAAGCTGTACCATGCCAAATCTGAGCGCGCGAACCTATTAACATAGGATATTTGTGTCCGTGAATATGATACATACCGTCGTCAGCCTTCATAAATTTTTTGGTCATCTTCTTTATTTATATTATAATTAAAGAAAATAATTATTTCTAAAATATATATAAAATTTGATTATAAAATTTATTTATAAAATTTATTTATAAAATTTATTTATAAAATTTATTTATAAAATTTGTTTAAAAATAATATATTTTATATATTTTAAGTATATAATATATGTCTGATTATAATAAAATAATTAGCACTATTAATAGTGTTTCGAGCAGTTATAGTTATAGTCCTGACCCAGCTAATTTAATATGTATTGACTCATCAAATAATAGAATAGGCATAAATACTTTAAATCCTGAAGATGCTATAGATATTAGTGGAGGAAGAGTAAGAGCTAAAGATTATATTTTTATAGATTCGAGTAATAATACTAGAGAGCTTAAAGATATAATAAATGCTATTATTGGTAAAATTCCTGATTTAAGCAATATAAGAATAGTTTAATAATTCAATAATTCAATAATTCAATAATTTAATACAACCACTAAATCTATCAATTACCAAATAGTTTATATCTTTAGCACTTGATATTAAAAATAAAAATCCATCTGAATTATTAAATAATGGACCAATATAGTTTAATGACAAACTTGAATTATTAAAACTATTGTCAAATGTTAATATATTATTAACATGTTCAACATAAGACATAATAGTCATTGAACTACTATTATATAATCCAAAACTATAATTATTTGGCTCCACATCCCCCGGAATTCTATTTAAATATTTCATACTAACAGTTGCATTAATTTCATATATTCCACTTAAATCAGGAACTCTTAATTTACCACTTGGTTTAGTGCTACTAATATCTAATATGCGAAAAATACCACTACCACTGTTAGCTATTTTGTCGTCTATTGTTTTAAATTGTAATGGAACATATTTATATATATTGTTTGTGCTAGCATTATTAAAAATCAAATTGCCAGAATTTTCTATTATATAATTTACTACATTATTAATTGCAAATGAACCTACACTATTTCCAGAAATCTCTCTATTTAAATCTAGCGAAGCATAATGATTTTTAGTATACATATTTGACCAAGATGAATTAGAGTTGTAAATTTTTATTCTATTCATGCTTATGTCAGACATATCAAGCGCTACAGATTTTGGCTCATTTGAACTATGCACTAAAGAATAAGTCGGCATTATTAGAGAGGCAACATTGCTAAAATCTAATCTCTTATTTATTCTCAAATTACTTATGTCACAATTATTTCGAATGTCTAATTTATTAGACACATTTATATTACCAAATGTTGAAGTTGTTGCTACTGATGTAACAATACCTCCATTATCAATTATAGGGTTTCCACATAAATCTCTAATATTACTCACTATTAATATCCCATTAATACTGCAATCGCGAGCAAACAATCGTTCACAACTAATTGTCAATGCTCTGAAATTAACACTATTTAAAATATTTCCACTTAGTGTTTGAAACGACCCTCTGCTTATATCTAAATTAGCATTGCAAAATACAGCACCATTAAAATTCGCACATATATCAACTTTAATAGCGCTACAATCTACGTTTCTTATAAATGAATTAGTCGAATTTATTGTTGTTAATGTAGAATTTGCTATTGTTAAAGTTGTGAAAGAAGTGCTATTTCCACCAGAAAAAGTTCCCGTAACATTGAGATTTCTTATAGTCATATTTCCACATACATCTACACGATTAGCAACACGTAAATATGATACATCTAAATTAATTGCACTCAAATCCTTTAACACTAGTTTGCTAATACTTAAATCCAATATTTCTGCACTAATAGTATTTATACTTTTACTAGTAATCGAGCTTCCGCTTATATTTGTGTAACTTATATATTTAATTAGAGCACTACTTGCATCTATATTATTTAGACAACTTATGTCTCTTATATTAGCATTAGCACCTACTTCCAGTTTATTTACATAAATTAAATTCGTTGGTTCGGTTCCAACAATATCAATTGAATAACGCGGTCTTTTTGTGTTGACTCCTATTCGATTATTACTTGTATCTATACATACAACATTAGACGTATCTACAAAACTATTTACATCAGCATTTGTTTTTTTTATATTTGCTACTATTTTATTTGTTAGCGACGGCGGCATTTATATAAATTTTGAGATAAAATAAAAAAATAAAACGCATTAATTAATAAGTATTACAATAGTATTATATATTATTTAATAATATGTCAAGTTAGCACTGCAAGCCTCGTTATAATAAGATTTATAATTTGAATTGCAATTTTTTTTCATAGTTTGGCATTTTGCGCCATACATTATATTTTGCATATAACTATAATTGGTTAATGAAGAGTATTTGTTACAATAATTGCTATTAGTGCTGGATATAAGATTTGAGCTATTTATATTATTTGCATTATTATAATTGCTTATAATAGCATTAAAATTTTTCTTAATATCGGTTTCATTACCTTCATAATACGTTCTACCTGCAACTAACTTGAATTTGTTATTAAAATTATTTCTAATTTCACGAACAAGTAATGGTGAGTTATCATATTCATAAATATCTAAAAATCTAGAACCTTTTTTATAATCTTTCCTAAATTTAGTTATATCATTATTTTTTGAATACCCTATTTTATAACGCTGTGTTCCTACTAATTCTGCTGGTTGAATTAAATACAATAAACCTTTGTCATTAATCATAAAATAGTCATAAATATTTATTTTTAAAAAACATAAATATTTATCAATTTTTAACAATATTATTGTATGTATAAAGTAATTTTTTATGTAGCATTTGTTGCTTAATCTGCTTTAGCTTTCATAGCTTTCATAACTTCTTCAGGTGCTTTAGCCTGTGCATTAGCCTCTGCATTAGTCTTCGCAGGTTCTTTTGTGGTTTTAGGCTCAGGCATACCCTCTCTTGTCTTATTTATTAATTGTTCTAATTTAGGTCCTCCTAAATATTTCATTGCTATTAATAAATTAGTAGCTATTATTGAAACAATTAGTGCTAGTGTTACATTTTTCTTAAAATAGTATACTAATCCTGCTATTAAAAATAAACTTAATAATGCTGCAATTTGCTTTTTCATAACATAATTAATGGCTAATGCTAACGTAATCAAATATAAAATATTAGTCAATACATTTTTTGAAATAGGTATTTTGGAAAACTTCCTCGATGAACTTAACCTCCTTGACATATTTAAGCTTCTTGACATTTTAAACATCGTTGTTTATATAAATAAGAAAATAATTTAAATTTGTAAATATAATTTAAATATAATTTAAATATAATAATTTATTATTATTTATTTTACTTTATTTGCAATAAAATAAAATAAAATAAAAGAAAATTTGAAAATAATATTAAATATGTCTATTAATTAAAAATTTGGCCATTCTCATAACAGTTGTATTTTGAGAACCTAATTTATAATTATCTTGTATAGGTTTATATTCTACTTTTGGATAACAACAATGAATATCTGTTATTGCTTCAGGAGTTATTATAGTAGGTGTTATTTGTAGTCTTATTGTTAATTGTCCAGACCTTGGATATACATTTTTACTGCTAACATATTTTATAAAAAGACTATTATTGTTACTTTCAGTTAGCAATTGATTGTTTATTAAGTTATTAAAATTGGAAATAGCCTGACCAGTATTATTATTATATATTAAAATAGTTTGAATAGTTCCATTAATATTTTCTATAGTAATATAGCTTAAATCTATACTACTTGCATCAGTTAGTAATCGAGTTAAGCTTATGTCTGAATAAACTGTTCCTATTCCTAATAAATTAGATGTGCGTTCATGTAATATTGGGTCAACAATTTTTATAGAACTTGTCAATATTTCAACAAAGGCTGGTTGCGTAATAGATTGATTAATTATTAATGTAGGACGCTGTGTTTCACTAATAGTACTAGAACTTCCATAAGCTCTCCAAGTATTAGTTTGTGCCTTATAAAAAAATATAGGCTCACTATTGTCGTTTTCTAGTAATATTTTTCTTTTAATAACATTTCTATTGTTAGCATTGTCCAATAATATATATTTTATGTATGTATACATAACCGAGTTATCGTTAAAAGTAACATTACTTATATCAGTAAAATCTATTTGTAATAATGATAATGAATTATTAGAATAGCTTAGTGTTTTCAATACATAAGTTTCAGCATTTGTATCAAAATATTTTCTATCTGCAAAAGTAATAGTATAAGATTGATTTAAATCAATATAACTTAAATCCTTTATTAATTCAGTATTTACTAAAGTATTTACTAAAGCATCTGTTTTAAATATTTTTTCATTAAAGCAAATATCACTAGTATTATTAAAAATAACAGTAGGTGGTGTTAAATCAGGAATTGTTATATCGAGATAAATATTAGATAAATCTATTGTTTGATATAAAGATTTTTTATATTGAATATTTAATTTTACTGTTATGCTATTTGAATAATAACTGTTTATTAATAGCTTAGAACCAGTAAATTCATAACTACTATTAACATATAGCGTTGGTTTATTAGTAATATTGTAATCACTAGACACTATATTAAAAACACTTGTAATAATGTTATATAAATTATTTACATTAGTATATAAAGTTTCATAATTAACTATAGAGGCACTATTATAGGCTTGAAAACCTACAATATTATTGGTTCCTTTTGGAAAAGGACTACTATAATAAGTAACATTAGCATAATTATATAAAACATAACTATAATCTAGTATAAAATTAGCATTTAATAAATTAAAATTATAATACAAATCACTATATAATTGTGTAGGATCACTATTAACACTAGTATGCAAATTTCTATATCTTATTTGTAGATTATTACTATTATTACTAGCTATCATATATTTATAACTTTGAAAAATGACCAAATAATTATAATTACGCACTTCAACTTCTTTTCGCATAAGGTCTAGGTCATTATTTAAAGTATAAAAAGCTTTAAAACAATAATCCAAATAACTTACATCATTATTTGTTAATACATTTCCATTAGCCAAAACAATATTACTAGTTAAATTATTTAAATTATATAAATTCAATAGTGCTATTATGTTGTTTTCTCCAAAATATAATGACATATTAGTTAAAATATTTTCAACATTGTATTCTAATAGCATTAGTGTATTATCCAAATACTCAATATTTGTATAATTAAAATCTAGTACCATATTTAGAAAATTAGTTATATTTACTAAGTAACTGTGTCTAATATTATAGTTATTTATTGTGTCATTAAAAGTAAATAATAATATTTGTATGTTATCAAATATTTCTTGTTGTAATCTATTTAACATCGCTACACTCACTTCATTTGTATAAAAATTAGTTATTGAATCACTTGGGTCAGGTCTTAACAAATTAATATAATAATTTATATTATCATTATCTTTAAAAACTAATTCTAGTGTGCTATTTTGATTTTGATTTTGATTTTGATTTTGAACATTAGGAAAACTAATTTCAAATATTTTTATCATATATGTTAATTTGTAATATAGCGGAATGATTTTATTTCTCATTGATAATAATACATTCAAATTTGTAGCATTGAAAACTACAATTTGCGATGCAGCTAAATCGTATAAGTTAAATGGTATAGTAAAACTTATGTCTAATAACTTATAGTTCAATTTAGTTACATCAATATAATCTGTCAAATATAAATTACTAGCCCGCAATGAATTTTTAAATATATTTATATCAAAATAGTCATTTAAATCTATTATATAGCTATGGCTAGATAATTTATTGTCAATTGAATTATAAGATAGTTCAGTAATAGTATTTATGCTAGTATCATAACTATTCAAAAAAATTTCTGAATATTGTCTGTATATATTGCCTGTTTTTCTAATAGGCATATTGTTCAAATATATAGGTTGTATATCAAATTGTGTTAAGTAGTTATTAGTGTTAGCCAGTTCATCATTTATTGTATAAGAAATATATACATTATATTCTTCATTACTCGATAAATCACGCAACGTATTTAAATTTAAAGGTCGCTCATTGTAAAAATTATATATATCATTATCAGCTATATCTAACAAATAATTGTCACTATTTGTTGATTCGTTTAATGTAGTTTCTAATGTTAATGCAGGACTATTTACTTGATAATTCACTATTGTTGTTGGGCTAAATTTATGAAAGATTAATGTTTGGTTTTCATCAAAGTAAACATTATTATACAAATTTTGCTTTGTTAGCCCGCATAGTGATTCCTTATTATTACTTGTGTCCTTTATACTTAAAAAAACAATATTAGTCAAATCGCTAATATTTGCACTTAAATTGTTATTACTTAACTCGTTATTACTTAACTCGTTATATCCTAGTTTATTAAAAATTCTGTAATCATAAAAGTTATTACTTAACTCTGGCTTATAAGAATAAATTATATTGCTCGTAATAGTTAGTGACCCATTATAAAATGTTATAAAATCTCTTAATGCAGGTGCATTAACTACATTTGAAAATTCTGTAAAACTATCACTATAAACAATATATTCATATGTTCCAAACAATACCTCTTTATTAGTGCTTAAAATGTCATTAGATAAATACCAATTGTTATTATTATTATAATAAATGTCTAGTGTAAAAGTTACGTAATTACCTGTAATATTTGTAACTCTAATTCTAGGTGCAAGCAATTTTTCATTGTAATTATATTCGTTAGCGTTATCCAAATTTAATACTTTGGATGGTGGCTTTCCATAGAAAAAATTGCTAATTTTATATTTAAAGCTGTCCGCTAATAATGTTTTTGTTAATAATTTATTACTTTTAAAAAAATCAATATAATTTATAATTTCATCTAATAACTGTTGCGAGCCAACTTTATAAAAATTAAAATTTTTATGATTATAAAAAAGTGTTCTAATATCTTCTTCGTATATGTTGAGTGCAGGGTTAGCCTCTCGTTTTATAACATTTAAAGAGCTATCAAAATCATATTTAAACAAATTTATGTATGTATTGCTAAAATTATAACCTGTTCCTCTGTATTCAACTAAATATTTATTTGTATTATTTCTCATTATGGAGGTTAATGAGTAATCATTAACTGTAAAACTAACATCAGGTCTTAACTCTAAATTTGTGTGTTTTCTAATTATTAGTTTATGCGGTTGTTGTTTTATATTATATAGCATATTGTGCTGAATATTTTGTTGTGTAATACAAGTAATATTTACGAAAGACGTGTCTCCACCACCGCTTATATTAAATCGTTGTGTTAGTAATACTCTATTTTTTAGAACGTCACCACTTATATTATTAGTAACTAAATAATTCGTGTTTAAAATTTTATCTTCACAAATTGCATCTATTACATAATTATTCAAAATAATTGTTTGCTTAGAAAAAATTATGTTATTTTTTATTACAATTTGCCCACCCATATTTGGAAAGTTTTCGCAATAATAATATAATAACGCTGGTGTTGTAGCATTAATATTTATTTGAGTATAGCTCGAATTAGAATTTCTATTTATTATTGATACTCCTGGAAGATTTCTTCTAAATATGTTTTTCGTATATTCAACACCTCCATTATGTGTTCCATCTTTTGTAATAGAAAATTTTATAGGATTATGAAAATTTTTAAAACCATATTGATAAAATCTATAATTTCCAATACTTAAATGTAAATCTCTCCCACTTGTATTATCAATTGTAAAATTTGGTCTAGAATTTGGATTATTTAAATTGCTTATGTCTACAACATATGAACTATCTATAACTACATTATTTTCGTTATTGTCTATTACATCATATAAGTCAGTATAAATATTTTTACTATCATATACAAAGATATTTGAATAGCTAGCATTATTACTTAGTTCAATGCTCAATCTATTAAAATCACCACTTACTGTTAAAGTAACATTATTACAATAATAGTTCTTAGCATTTATAGTATAAGAAGTGTCACTAACAATTGACACAACATTACTTATATCATATAAACCATTACATATATCAAATTCTTGCGTTATTATATTAAATGCCAAGTTATGCGATACATCAAATTTATATGTCCCATTATATAAACTATATTTGGTATAAGTTTTATTTGTTAGTGTGGGAAAATTAAAATTTAATAGTTCACTAAAATTATAACTATTGTTTTGCACTAATGGTAAACTAGTTATAACATTTACCTTACGTTGTGTATTACTATATATATTATTACTATTACTTATATCATAATTTATAGTATACGCCCCATTAATGTTTTCATTAACAGCATTGATTGTATTGACATTTTCAAAGCTTAGTGTAAATCCATCATAATAATCTAAAACGCGTCCTCCAAGTTCTACATATTTTTCAAATTTTTTATGATAATAAGTAATATAGTTATTGCCACGACTATCTTTTTGATAATTTAAATTTATAAATGGCGGAAATCTTTCAACACTAATAGTTCTAAAACGCTGTTCAGCAATGTTACCCTGATTATCACTAACAATATAATTTTGCCTATAATTTCTAACAAAGTTATTAGCACAACCGTCAAATAATATATTACATACATCTATTGCTGAGCCTATTATTGAGCCGTTAATAATATTATAGCTTATGCTTATATTAGAACTTGTAAAATTGTAACCGCCACTGATTGTTTGGAAAGAATTATCAATATAATTTACTTCTCCGCTTACAATATCGCTTATATTTATTCCTGGGTCAAGTAAAACAATATTATTTGTTATCGATTTTTTATAATAATTCTCATAATTATTATATATATTATTAAAATTAGCATAACTAGCAATATTTATTAATAGAGCACTAATAGAAGTTGCGCTTAATAATGGATACTTTAAATTAGAATTAGAATTAGAATTAGAATTAGATTGAAAATTTCTATTACTTAATAAAGTTACTTGCGGAGGTGTAGTGTCTACAAATTTTAAATTATATTCTAAAAAACTAATCTGGTCAATAGGAGCTTGTGATATATCCCGTGCATAAAAATAAATTTTATATGTTTTTGATATATTTAAACTGTCTATGTTTTCATATTCTACATTTACAAACGAAGTCTCCAATGGTATATTATTTGCATCGGTAGCTCTTAATTTAAATTTAACACAATTATTAGTTCCACCTTTACGAAAAATAGCAGACTTGACTGCTTCACAAATAATGTTTTGATTATTTGCTATAGTACTATCAGTTTCATATTTGAATGATAAACTTAGGTCATAAAATGGAGAACCTATATTTGTTGTATTTATTAATTTAGTATTAATATATATGTTTTCTGTTAATTTATACTCTAGAATACCATTGCTAGTACTTACTTCAATATATGGATATAATTTTGGTTTATTTGAAGCAATTATAGCAATATTTCTAGTTAAGGTTTGCACGTTTGCAAACCTGTCTTGTACCTCGTAAATAATTCTATAATTGTAGCTAGAATCCTTATATAATAATGTGTTTTGCAGCATTTGAGTTGTAATGTTTTCATATGAAAGTGTAGAATTGGTTATGTTATTCCTTTGACTTCTTATATTTATATTAGAATTTGCAAATGAAGTTCGTGTTCCTTGATCATACGCATACGCACCATATTCTATATAATATGAGTTTTCTGCTATATTGTATGTGTTACCTGACAATGTGTAATAGAAATCACCGCATATTGTTATTAGTGGAGGTGTTCTATCTGCAACATCTAATATTCGAGTTCTATTACTAGTTGTGTTGTATAAATCTGTTGAACTATAATATATATTATATGTTCCAGCACTTGGCTCCATTATATTGAGACAATTATCAAATGTTATTTTATAATTTGTTCCATTATATGATAAATCCCTTCTATAATTCTTAAAGAAAAAGTCGTCATATATGCTATAACTTGTTACACCAAATATTAGCGAAGCATCACTTAATGGTGTATATATTTCGTGACTTATACCAGCGCTAGGAAAAGAAATTAGTGGCGGATTATTAATTACTCTAATAGTTCTTGTTCTACTATAAAAACTGCTTGAATATGCTGATGGAAAATAATTTACACTGTTATCACCTAGTCTATATATTAGAGCAGATGGGTCAAAAAGTGAAGTTCCACCACTTACTGAAGTTGTAGTATTTGCTTGAAAATTATAACTAATATCAAAGCTAATAGAAGTTGTTGTTAATCTCTTATGGTTAAAAGACACATCTCTCAAAATATTAACATTAGTGTCTCCAAAACTAATAGTTAATAGCGATGAATTGTTCAAAAAACTAATATCTAAACTAGTGCTTACATCTATAATTCTAACATTCCGTAGTGTTTGATAAGAATTGTCTTGATTATCACTTATATCATATATTAAACTGAAAGATGTGTCTCTTATAGAAAATAAACTCTTAATAGTATTATTGTTACTTAGATCATTAATTGTTAGTATTGATTGTCTATAACTATTATTACTAATAGTTATTTGATAACTAATATTAGCTTTGCTGTTAACATTATTACTTAAATCAAAATTAAATAATATTGAGCTTAATTCTTGAATAAAATTATAACTGCTATTAGGTTTACTATAATCGAGCGCTACATATGAAAAATCTTTGAAACTTGCACCAAAATAAACATAATTATAACTAGTGGAATAAGAACTAGCAGGATAATAATTAACAAACGAAAAATCTATAACTGGTATTCTAAGATTTATTATATCTACCTTTCTTATTACACTATAACTGTTGTTTGAGTCGCTTATGTCATAATTAAATAGCAGTTGTGGTAGTTTTAAATTGAGAGATTTGCTAATTGTTACACTATTTAATATTCTATTTATGCTATTATCAAAATAATTACTTATGTCATTAAATGTAAATAGACCTGGATTATTATTATAACGCAAAGTTCTGGTTATATTTGGCTTTTGTGCATAATTATCGCTTACATCAAAGTCATATAAAACTTTGCTAAGGTCAGCGAAGCTTCTATATGCAACAAAACTAAAATCTATATTAAAACTAGTGTCCCTACTATGTATGCTACGATTACTAGAAGTATAATTAGTATCATAAGTCGCTAATCGACTATCATTAAGTATGTAATTGATTGAAGCAAAGTTTGGAAATAAAAAAAATGGTGGTTTAGTATCAACAACACGTATTCTTCGAGTTAATCTTAATGGAATATTAGAACCGCTTATACTAATAATATAATTAAATGAATAATCAGTCGCATTAACGTTATTTAAGCATATATCACTGTTATAACTTATATCATAAATAGTTGGACCTAATAATACATTTCTACTTGACTCAAAAATTCCATTGCCTGGAATTATATTAGGAATAAAAGGTGTTGTGATTAATGGGTTGCTTATACTATATACTTTTAATCCTGCGTCTCTATAACTAGTACTATTTCTTGAAAAATCAATAAATATTATTGCATTGCCACTTAATTCAACATATGGAATAGCTACAAAACTCAGTATTAAACTAATGTCTTGTGACCAATTATTATAAATATCTTTTGCTCTATAATTTATAATACAACTTGAATCAATAGTTATAACATTTAAACTTAATTCTTTAGTGCTAGAATTATAATTTATATTTGTTCCTGTTCCAAGTCTTAGTAATGTAAATGAAATATCACGAATATATGATAAATCATATATAGAGTCGTCGCTATATTGAATTAGTGGTTTATTTGAAACATAACTATTATAATTAGAAATAGTCCTTAAAGTAACAAAGCATATATCTTGTAAAATATTAAATGTTCTTGCTCTTGGAAAACTATACAAAGTTGTTGTGCTATAATTAAGCGTGTTTTTATCATAAAATTTTAGCACAGGACTAGTAGTATCTATAATGTTAATAGTATAAGTCCTTGAACCGTTCTTTATATTTTGATTAAAAAATCTATTTCTAATTAAAGATGTATCATAAAAATAATCTCCTCCTGACAATCCTTTTGTAGAAATTGTTAGATTATAAGAGCCTATATATGAAATATCAATCAAATTGCTAGCATCTGTTGTAAAAAAATTTTTAGGATTAAAGCGACCACTCACTTTACAATTGTCTTCTGGCCAAATAGGGCTATTAAAACTAATTTCAAAAAAATAATTATTTACCTTTAAACTACAGTTTAATGAAAAATCTTCATTAATGTTTGGTCTCTGATACTTTAAATTAAAATTCAAACTAATAGTCGATATATCTAAATTTTGTTCTATTGAATCTAATTTTATAGAATTAGTAGATGAACCTATAGTAATTTCATTAGTTGTTTCATTAATATTAATTTTATCTAGTTTATTTCGTTGATCATTAAATATTGGACTTCTTGAATTATCATAAATTAGAGGAGTTTGATTATTATTTAATATTCTAATGGTGTCATTGCCACTATTTCTAAATAATAGTACAGATCTATAATAAGCATAATAATTTTTTTGTGAAATTCTTAAATATTCTGTATTAGTAGCAGATCCTTGTTGTTGTGTATATGAAAAACTTGTATTGTTTGTTAAAGGTATTATAGTTCTAGCATCATTATTATTAAAATAATAACCACTTATTGTTACTTCAAATGGTATATTAATTTTCTGTCTACTTGTATCAAAAATATACACCTTTATATTATCAAAAAAATTATAATTCGGGTTAAAAGTATTATTTTGAAATTGTAAAATATTACTATAAATATTATTGTTTTGTAAATAATTACTGCTTATTTCAATAA